AACCTTCATGTTCAAGATTATTAATAGTTACCCACCATGAACGGTTTCCAAGTTTTGTTGTAGAACCAAGTCCTCTAGCCATAACTAGAGTGTCTTTTGGATTAATCTTAAAAGGTTTTTCGTATTCTGCATCTGACTTCATTGTAGGAAGTTCTGCCTTACCTTCATCATTAACTGCAAAAGAATATACTAGTTTACTGTCTCCATCAGATTCCATATAAGAACCAGACAACTCAGCAAGATACACTTCAATACCCATTTTAGATGCAATCTTACGAATCATAGGCCCTGTCTCATTAGGGTCTAGTGGATCGTCATGCGAAAGGATAAGAAGTTTATACTTCTGTTCTTTTGGTTCTTCTACAATGAAATTTGAAAAAGATTGTGTCAATTACGATTCTCTCTTCTTACCAATATTGTATTTTGTTTCCAAAATCCATTCATCTTTTTCTTTAAAGGCAATAACTTTAATTTGTGATAGTGGAGCTTTCGGTTCTGAATCTCCAACGATTTCTACCAGACCCCAATCACCCAAAAGTCCAGCGATTGAATTTCTGCGAGAGATATCGTTCTCATTTAGATTAGTGTCTTTACCATCAAGTGCAAAGAGTTCCTTGAAATGGACAATGTAGTACTTGCCTTGTTTATGTAGGATATGACAAGACTGATAGAGTTTTCTCTCTTTACGAGATGCAACTCCAATACGAGACAAGGTCTCACGAACCTTCAAAAAGTCATCTGGTTCATTAAGTTTAACTTCTAGCATCTTCTCAGGATGCCATTCAATTTCATTCATTTTCTTCCACCTTTATTCAAACTATTTTTAATAGTGGTTATCTGGTCATCATTTAGTATTGATAGTGCTTGTTTCGCCTTCTCATTACTATAACCATAATATTCTTTTATATACTCCAAGTTTTTCAACTTATCGGCTTTCACCCAAGGTGCATATCGTTTCTTGGGTCTAATAGTATTTAGTAAAAAGTCATATTGTAGTTTTGAATCTAGGTGGTGTCGTTGATTCATCTCATTAACTAACATGATGGTATCATTAAAGGGTGCTAAACACTTATTAATGATATAGGGGGAATACTTCTTCTCCCACATAGGATCATCTGATTCTAACAGATGTTCCTTTGTTTCGTTAAGAGATTTAAGATAGTCTTTTAGTTCATAAGTCATTTCCAATTCACCTGTGTCATAACCTCAATCATATATGCAAGCATATTGATTTCTTGGTCAGCGACAAATGCAGACTTATAAGAATAATCTGCTGTTGCGAGAACAAGATGAGGAACAGTGACTGGTTGGACTTCTTCATAGAGTGTATCATATATTTTACGATACATACGAGCTGGATCATTGTCCAGATTGTTTGCAACCCATTTACGAATAGACTTGAAGTCTTTCTCTTTGAGAAAAGTTGCCAAGTCTTTCATATTCGTTTCTGAAATATTGACTAGGATACCAGCATCAATCATACCAGATGCAGAATATCTTTGCAATTCATTCAGAACCCTACGCCAGTCTGGGAAGTGTTTTTCCACAACACCAGCGACAGCCTTTGGTTCATACTGAACATTTTCTTGTGCGAGAATATCCTGTACACGTTTGAAGAACTGTCCAGCAAGTGTTGGTTTTTCTGAAGTTGGAATACGAAACTCCACAACAGAACATCGACTATGCAAAGGTTCTATGATACGGTTCTTGAAGTTACATGTAAGGATGAACCCACAGTTCTTGTGGAACTCTTCAATAAACCCACGCAACGCAGGCTGTGTGGACTGAGGATTTAGATAATCTGCCTCATCCAAGATTACAAACTTACGATTACCATCCATAGAGACAGTAGACGCAAAGTTCTTAATCTTGTTTCTGAGAACATCAATACCCGATTCTTCAGAACCGTTTATCATCATAAAGGTGGCACCGATTTCATTCAACATTGCTTTTGCAACAGTTGTTTTACCAACACCAGGCCCACCAGACAGTAGTAGATTTGGAATATGTTTATCATCCACAAACTGCTGGAAGGTTTTCTTTAGGTCTTCAGTGAGAATACACTCACCAATTTTCGATGGGCGGTATTTCTCCACCCACAACATCACATCATTCATAATATATTTCCTTCTGGTTTAGGATGCTTCTAGAGCAATAAAGTATTCAACTGGTTTGTTCACATTTACAAAATGTGAGATACCTTTTTGAGATACTTCTACCTTATAATCACCAGAAAGAAGTTTAAGGTTTTCTACTTTGAAATAGTAGGTGAAGTCATTTGGTGAATTTTCCCCAACTGCAACACTATAATCGTTTGATGTATCATTCTTACGATCAGTTACAGTCAATTCAATCTTACCACCAGCTTTGCCAGTCAAGACAACATCTGGAACACCAAGGACAGCAGATGCCTTTAGGATTTTATCGAATGTGCTTTGAGTAAAGACAAACTCCACATCAATAGAAGGCATTGTGATTTCTGTTTTTGGTGCAGTCACAATAGATGGATCACTAAACATATATGTGAGATTACTTCCACCACCCTCTTCATTTAGACTAACACTCTTCTCATCAAAGGATAGTGTTGGGTCTTTAAACAAGGACAATGCAGACAAGAATTCATGTAAGTCATAAATTGCAAATTCATTGTTAAATGTGTCAGGGATAGTTGCTTTGGATACAATGTTCTTCATTGCAGACATTGTTCCAATTGTGTTACCATTCTTTACCAGAAGATTCTGGTTAATGGTTGAAAAGTTCTTTAGAACTTCACGAGTATCATTACTAAGCTTCATCAATATTTTCTCCATAAGTGTCGTGATTGTGAAGTGCCATTATACCATAATGGATCACCTTTAGCAAGTCTTTTCTGTTCTTGCCATCTTTTTTTCCGTATCGTTGTGAATATTTTAAAATATTACCAATACAGAAACCTTCTCCATGGCCCGAGTCCATGATGAATTCTGTTGCTTGAAATTTGTTGTGGGAGTAGTGTTGACTATATGTTTCATCAATATAATCTTGCAACTCTGCAAGAATCAAATCTTCTGAATACTTGTAGTCTATGTAGTCTTTATATATTTTCACAGTTTTTCATCCTAAGTTCAATTACACATAATATAACATAAAAGAGCGCCCCTGTCAAGAGGCGCTCTCACACATTTTACTTGATTTTAATCAGGCGAGGCTTCTTTTCCTCTGGAATGATTCTTTCAAGTTCAATGTTTAACAACCCATTTTCAAAGGTTGCACCTTTTACTACCACATCGTCAGAGATAGTGAAAGTTCTCTTGAAGGCACGATTTGAAATACCTTTGTGTAGGTATGTCGTACTGTCCACAACTTCACTTTCATCTTTTTCTTTGGTTTTGATTGAAAGGACATTTTCCTTAGTTTCAATCTCAATATCATCTTTACCAAAACCAGCTACTGCAATCTGAATTGCGTAGTCAGAATCAGAAAGTTTTACGATATTGTAAGGGGGGTAGTTTGTTGTTGTAACAAAACTATCGTCAAATAGTCTGTCAAACATTCTGTCGAAACCGACAGAGTAGGTTTTAACCCTATCAAAAGGGTCTGTAAGAGCTGTATTTACCATTTGTTTCTCCTTTATTAAGCAAGATACAGTATGATACCCATTCGGCGTATCACCATTATTTATAATGACGGTTTTTGGAGGGATACCGACAAACCCTAGTTTGCGACACAGAGTAGGTATATTTTGTGTCATCAGGGCGACTTACGAATTGCACCCTATATTATATATGCATGAAAGTGGAATTTTTCAACCCCACTTTCAATATTTTTTTAGGCGGCAGATTGCATTTCTCTAGTTTTAATTGAAAGAGCAATCGCTTCTTTTACTTTCTTCTCAAGTGCATTTTGGTCTACCAAAACAAAATCACTCCATTTTTCTACACCATAAGATTGTGGGAAGAAACCGTTTAGTGTAAAGAATTTTACATCTTTACCATAAGTCATATATGCATCAACTCTTAGTTGAATGTATTCATTCAAAATAGAGAGTCTTTGTTGTTCCAAAGTAGAACCTTTTGTTACTTGACCAGCAAATACATTTACATATGATTTAAAACCAGTAGATGCATATTTCCTTCTAGCCCTGTGTTCAGTTCTGTAAAGACCACCAATTTTTGATGTATAACCAAAACTCTGTCTAGAAATATCCCATTTACCATCAATCTCAAACCAAACAGAAGCATGGTTTTTTCTCCAGTTTGTGATTTTCGATTCAGTATAATATGCATATTTTAATGGTGTTGCATTTGTTTCATAGATACCAGCAGCAATCCTATCCAAAGACTCTTTCTTTCGTCTTGGATATGTTCTTTTCAAGTTCTCGTAGATAGCCTCCTCATTATTAGGAATTCTACCTTCTTTCACTTGCTTGGATTTGATATTGATGATATCTCTCTCTTGGTTGTTTTTCTTTGGTGCTTTAGGTTCATTCTCAGCACTTGCAATATCTTCTTGTACAGTTTGATTAGCATCAATTATATTGAATGCCCAACCTTCTACACCCAACTCTTGTTGGGATAGTGTCCTACCATAACCATATAGTAATTTGTATGGTTGGGGTGAACCTTCTGGTTGTCGTACAACTGCACCAAGTTCCTCATTTACTAAAACACCATTACTAAATGAAAATTTCAAATCTTCAACATGAGATCCGTCATGACTATCAGCTCGGGCAATGTTTCCACCTTCATCATCAATGTAGATATCTTCAAATTTTATCCATTCTGCATCATGGATAATAATGTTTGAGGAAATGTAGGAATAGTCTGGTTTTGGAAATAGTTTTATAATATCGGCGCTTCCATACGCCTCTTTCAAAGTAATCATAAAGATTCTCCTTTTTGTGTGAGATGGAGCGTGAAATTAATACCCATTAGTTTCATATTTTTCACCATAACACTTGGTTAATGTATACTTATATAATATACTAGTTTAAGGGGAAAGTCAAGAACTTTTTTAACCTTCCCCAAATTTTATTATGCAGCCTCAGCGTATTCAATCGCTTTGTCGAGGGCATTCAACTTCACCTTACGGTTACGTCCATACCAAGATGAAACCAAACGTCCATCGTTAGAACGT